CACAAAGTGGTTGGCGATGGCTATTAACAGCCATTGGTATGAGATTGCGGCTACCCGTATTATGCCCGCCAAATGGCTAACTGAGATTGTAGAACGTGAACTCAAAAAAGGTACGCGTTATTGGTCGGTCGAAGGGCGTTTATGGTCGGAAGAAAACCCTGACGCATACGCAGGCTTGCACAACGAAGACGGTGTACTGCTGATCTTCGACGAAGCCAGCGGTATTCCAGACTCAATATGGTCCGTATCGGATGGTTTCTTTACGGAGAATACGCCGCACCGCTTTCACGTCGCCTTTTCCAACCCGCGGCGGAACACTGGCTATTTTTACGAGACATTCCACAGCAAGCGGGCGTTCTGGCAAACGCGCAACATCGACGCGCGCGAAGTCGAGGGTACAGACAAAAACTTGTACCAGCGCATCATCGACGAATACGGGCCAGACAGCTACCAAGCGCACGTCGAAGTCTTCGGAAAGTTCCCCAGTGAAGGTGACGACCAGTTTATCGGCGTCAATCTGGTGGACGACGCGATGGCACGGCCCAAGCATAAGGACGAAACGGCACCCATTGCCATCGGTGTTGACCCTGCACGCTTTGGTGCTGACGCTACCGTCATCGCTGTGCGGCAGGGCCGCGATCTTATCGCCATCAAGCGGCTGAAAGGCGCTGACACGATGGAAGTGGTAGGCCATGTCATCGAAGCGATAGAGGAATATAAGCCTGCGCTGGTCGTGATCGACGAAGGCGGGCTAGGCGCAGGCATTGTAGACCGGCTGAAAGAGCAGCGGTACAAGATACGCGGCGTGAACTTCGGCAATAAGGCCATGAAGCAGATGATGTACGGCAACAAACGCGCTGAGATGTGGGGCGCCATGCGAGATTGGCTGAAAACGGCGCACATACCAGCAGATCGGTTCCTGAAAACAGACCTGATAAGCCCGAAGATAAAGCCTGACAGCAAAGGGACGATCTTCCTCGAAAGCAAGAAGGACATGAAGTCGCGCGGGCTGGCCTCACCAGACGCTGCGGACGCCATTGCGGTCACGTTTGCATTTCCTATCGCACACCGCGAAGCACGCGTTGACAAGCGACGCATGAGCAGTTATTCTCCACAAGGAATTTCTACAAGCTGGATGGGTTCGTAAGCATGGCGGACAAGAAAAAGTCTGTGTCGCTGTCAGTTGGCCGTGGGGAGAAGCTGTCCGCTGCCAAAGGCGCGGGGCTGACTGCCAAGGGCCGTGCAAAGTACAACGCTGCGACAGGCTCGAAGCTGAAAGCGCCAGCGCCCAACCCGAAGACAAAGGCCGATGCAGGCCGCAAAGCGTCATTTTGCGCCCGTATGGGCGCTGTAGCAGCCAAGGCTAAGGACGGTACCCGCGCTAAGGCTAGTTTGAAAAGGTGGAATTGCTCATGAAGCCCGGTCTGTATGCCAATATTCACGCCAAGAAGGCCCGCATAGCGGCTGGATCAGGCGAAAAGATGCGTAAACCCGGCGCTAAAGGCGCACCAACAGCCAAAGCGTTCAAAGAGAGCGCCAAAACAGCTAAACCAGCTAAGAAGGGTAAGTAAATGCCAGCCAACAAATTCACCAAAGCATTGTACAAGTCTGGTACTATTAAGGCTGAAAAGGCCGCTATCGCTAACCGCGATCCAGCCCGTGCGCGTGCAGCCATGAAAGCTGTAGCCCGCGAAGGTACGACACGCCCACCAGAAATGGTAAAAGCTGCCAAGCCAGTGCAAGTCATCCGTACAACGACGATGATGAAGCCAACGCCAACGAAGAAGAAATAATCATGCCGCTCGTCAAATCGACAGGCAAAGCCGCGTTTCGTAAGAACATCAAGGCCGAAGTAAACGCTGGCAAGCCTGTCAAACAGGCTGTGGCGATAGCCTACAGCGTCAAGCGGGAAGCCGCCAAGAAGGGCAAGAAATAGCACATGGCCGACCCTACAGGCATCAATACGGCAGGAAAAGTCGCCAACGTAGGCTCTAACCCGCCGAAAACGACCGGCGACGACCATGACAAGATGGCAACCATGCGGTCGCGCCTGCAAATGGCGCAGGCTGCGTACTCTGACAGCCGTGAAGACGAACTAGACGACCTGCGGTTCATGGCTGGCAGCCCTGACAACCAGTGGCAGTGGCCTGCTGACGTGTTGGCGACCCGCGGAAGCGTCCAAGGGCAGACAATTAACGCACGTCCATGCTTGACAATTAACAAATTGCCGCAGCACGTCCGTCAAGTTACCAACGAACAGCGTCAAAACCGCCCCAGCGGTAAGGTCATCCCCGCCGACGACAACGCTGACGTGCAGGTAGCAGAGATTTTCAACGGTGTGGTGCGCCACATCGAGTATATGTCAGACGCTGACGTTGCCTATGACACTGCCTGCGACAACCAAGTCACATACGGCGAAGGCTATATTCGTCTGCTGACTGAGTATTGCAACGAAGAGAGTTTCGACCAAGACATCCGCATCGCGCGCGTCCGCAACGCATTCAGCGTCTACATGGACCCAACGATCCAAGACCCATGCGGCGCAGACGCTGAATGGTGCTTTGTCACCGAAGACATCCTGATTTCCGACTATGAGCGTATGTTCCCAGACGCCTCACCTGTCTCGACCCTCATGTCGCAGGGCGTTGGTAACGAGAGCATGGCGCAGTGGCTGGCTGAAGACACCATCCGCATCGCGGAATACTTCTACAAGTCATATGAGAAAGCTACGCTGAACCTGTACCCTGACAATGAGACAGCGTTTAAGGGTTCAAACCGCGACAAACAGCTAGGTATTAACTTTGGGGCGCCTATCCGCACACGCGAAGTAGACCGCCAGAAAGTCATGTGGATGAAGACCAACGGGTTTGACATCCTCGACGAGCGTGAATGGCCCGGCAAGTGGATACCTGTCGTGCGCGTTGTCGGTAACGAATGGGAAGTCGAAGGCAAGCTGTACATCTCTGGTCTTGTGCGTAACGCCAAGGACGCACAGCGTATGTACAACTACTGGACCAGCCAAGAGGCAGAAATGCTGGCGCTGGCGCCAAAAGCACCGTTTATTGGTTACGGCGGCCAGTTCGAAGGCTACGAAATGCAGTGGAAGACTGCCAATACGACCAACTGGCCGTATCTGGAAGTCAATCCAGACGTCACAGACGGCGCTGGAGCTGTTTTGCCGTTGCCACAGCGTGCAGCGCCCCCGCTACCCCAAACAGGTCTGATACAGGCTAAAATGGGCGCTGGTGAGGATATTAAGGCCACCACAGGTCAGTACGACGCCTCGCTGGGCCAACAGGGCAACGAACGGTCGGCCAAGGCTATTGTCGCGCGCGAAAAGCAAGGCGATGTCGGCACGTATCACTACGTAGACAACCTTGCGCGTGCCATTCGGCACATCACACGCCAGATCGTAGACCTGATACCGAAGATTTACGACACGCAGCGCATCGCACGCATCATCGGCGTTGACGGTGACGTTGACATGGTCAAGTTCAACCCGACGCAAAAAGAGCCTGTCAAGGAAATTCGTGACGAAATGGGTGCGTTGATCGAAAAGGTCTACAACCCCGGCGTTGGTACTTACGACGTCATGGTCACAACTGGCCCCGGCTACATGACGAAGCGTCAAGAAGCCCTCGACGCCATGAGCCAGATTTTGCAGTCCAATCCGGCACTTTGGTCGGTTGCAGGCGATCTGTTCATCAAGAACATGGATTGGCCCGGCGCGCAGGAAATGGCGGAGCGGTTCAAGAAAATTCTTGATCCGAAGGTATTGTCGGAAGGCGATCAGTCGCCTGAGATGATGGCCGCGCAGCAGCAGATGGAAGCCATGACGCAGGAACTGAACCGGATGACAGACATCATCCAGAATGTTCAGGACAGCGTCGCGCAGCGCGAAGTGGACATCAAGGAATACAAGGCGCAGGTAGACGCTTACGACGCCGAAACGAAGCGCATTTCTGCGGTTCAGAACAGTATGTCACCTGAGCAAATCCAAGACATCGTCATGGGTACAATTGCAGCCGCGATGGACACAGGCGACCTGATCGGCGGCGCACCTGAAATGCGCGAACAGCCTCAGATGGACGAAGAGGTGATGCAGCCCCAGCAGCAGCCAATGCCTGAAATGGGCATGGAAGAGATGCCTGAGACGCAGGAAATGCCAGAAATGGGTATGGAAGAAGCAATGGCACCGCCAGAAGAACCCGGCCAATCGCCTGAAGGAATGATGTAATGAGTTGCGCTGATTTTGTAGGAACACTGTTTTTGGCGCGTGACGTGGCACACTCGACGCATCTGAACACACGCAGCTACGCAAAGCATAAAGCGTTGCGGAAGTTTTACAGTGAAATCATTGACTTGGCAGACAAATACGCGGAAGCCTATCAGGGCAAATACGGCCTCATTGGCCCTATTTCGCTGATGTCGGCTAAGAAAACCAACAACATTGTCGAGTTTCTTGAAGGTCAAGTAGACGAACTGATGGAAATGCGGTATAAAGTCGTCGATAAGGATTGCACCCCAATCCAAAACATTATCGACGAGATTTTTGGCCTGTATTACAGCACGCTGTATAAACTAAAATTTCTCGCATAAGGACGCGCTATGGAACTCTTAAACCCACTAAGCAAAGCTGATTATCCTGCATACAGCGTGGCGTATACCGGCACTGCTGGTAGCACATCTGCATGGCCTCCCGGCGCGCAAGGCGTTGTGGTCTGGTCGGATCAGGCTTGCTACGTCGAAGTAGGTGTCGGCGCTGTCGCTACGACCGCCAGCACGCCAATTCCACCATTTACGCCGATCCCGTTTGTTTTGCCGACCAATACGAACGGCGCACCTTGGCGCGTAAGCGCAATCCAAGTGTCAACCGGCGGCACTGTGTACGCCAAGCCGATCAACCGGAACTAATATATGGGTTTCGGGGGCGCCCTTCGTAACGGTATTGCGCTCGGTCTGGGCAGCATTATCTCGTTTTTTTCGGGTTATGGCCCGGATCAAGCGCAAGGCAACCTCGAAACTGAAAACGGAGACAACCTCGTCCAAGAGGACGGCGGATTGTTGCTGCTGGAGTAATTAGATGTCAGTAACCCCCTCACCCATTGGCGGTTTTGCAGCGCAGTTTTTCGATAATAACGGCGTTATCCTGTCGGGCGGCAAGATTTACACCTATGCAGCCGGCACGACTACGCCGCAGGCGACATACACCAGCGCGTCTGGCGTTACGCCGCACGCAAACCCTATCATATTGGACAGTGCAGGACGCGTACCGGGCGGTGAGATTTGGCTGACTGACGGTCTGGTCTATAAGTTTGTCATCGAGACAGCGACAGGCATCCTGCTTGGCACTTACGACAACATCACCGGCGTCAACTCGAACTTCGTCAACTACACGGTGCAGGAAGAAGTCATCACGGCCACCGCCGGTCAGACTGTATTTAACCTTTCGACGATTAACTACACGCCCGGCACGAACTCGCTGTCGGTCTACATCGACGGCGTGAACCAGTATGTCGGTGACAGCTATCTGGAAACGGACAGCGACACTGTCACGTTTACATCTGGCGTACATGTCGGCGGCGAAGTTAAGTTTACGACGGCAGTACAAAGCACCACAGGCGCTGTGGATGCGTCCATTGTCAGTTATGAGCCTCCATATACCGGCAGTGTTGCCACCAACGTAGAAGCCAAGCTGGCTCAGTACGTTTCAGTAGCTGACTTTGGCGCTGTTGGCGATGGTACAACCGATGATGCTGCTGCTATTCAAGCTGCGATGACGGCTGCCGATGGCGGTGTTCTAACATTCGGTGCAGGGTTAACATACCTTCTTGAAGATGAAATCCTTGTGCCCGCCAACACTACGGTTGAGTTGAACGGAGCAACAATAAATTTTGACGTAGTTGGCTCAGTCTATTGCTTCAAAATGGGCAATGACAGCGTCATCCAAAACGGAACAATTAATCAAATCAACACTGCTAATGAAGTCGGCGTTAACGGTTCATTCAGGTGTCCGATTACGGTTGGATCATTCAACGCTGGATTTGCTAGTCAGGGCGCACGAAACGTCACCATTCAAAACTTGGAGTTGAGCAACAGCCGACCTGTCGGTCAGTGCATCAGTGTTTACTCCGACAGCTTCAACGTGTTAATTCAAAATTGTGCAATCAACGATGGCGGCGGCGCTAAAAACGGGCTTGCTTGCCACTGGAGTCTTGACACAGGCACACCCGCAGACGGAACGCAACACCCCAGCGCAATTCGTGTTGTCAACTGCGTCTTTGCTGATTTTGACGTTGGTGTCTATTTGTCGGCAGCATACCAAGTCAGCATTGAAAACTGCAAGTTCTTGGATTGCGGCAAAGGTGTCGAAGCCTATCGCGGGGATTACAGCAATGTTTATGCCCCTGTTGCAATCCAACCTTTTGTAAACCGTGAAATTCGGGTTACAAATAGCCAGATGCGCGGATGTGCAATTGCGGTTGAAATTGACGGTATCGAAGGTTTGACAGCCCCACAGTCTATCATGAGTGTCGATGTAATTGGTTGCCAATTGTTTGGCCCGACATCTGGAACTGCAAATGACCGCGGCTTTTACATTCGCGGCACTTCTCGCGGCAGTATTCGTGACTGCATCATTTCAGAGTTTGACGGCTACGGCATCGACTTTGTTGGCTCGGCTGAAAACTACGTTATTGATAACTGCACGATTAACGGCAATGAACTTGCTGGCATTTACTCCAGAGACACCGACCTAATCACCGACGTCAACATTAGCAACTGCCGCATTTACGGCAACGCCGCCTCCAGCGGCCTTGCAACCAAACCCGGCGTTCGGATCGGTTCGCTTTGCCAGAATTGGGAAGTTAAGAACTGCGCTTTTGGTACTTCGGTCGGTGAGTCTCAGGCAACCTCTGTCGCCATTGAGCCTACTTCTCAGTACATAAGCCTTGTCAATAACCACACTTATGGTGTGGTAGACTACGCTTATCGAGTTACTGGCGCTACCAGCTTTGCAACCAGCAGCACTTTGCAGTTGAACTTTGTCGGAAACACAGCAGACGCTGGAATTGTGGTCTATGACGGCTCTCCATGCGCCACGGTTGTTGGCCCCGCGTTGCGCCAGATGTGGTATAACGCCGCACCTACCGTTGGTGCTTGGCGCGTTGGGGATATTATTTGGAACACATCGGCTGCGGCGGGTGGTACTGTCGGATGGGTTTGCACAACCGCAGGCACACCGGGAACTTGGAAAACTTTTGGCGCTATCGCCGCATAAGGAACAATTATGGCAGATAAAAAAATTTCGCAGTTAACGGCGGCAAACACACCACTGGCCGGTACAGAGGTATTGCCGATTGTTCAAGGCGGTAGCACCGTAAAAGTCAGCGTTGCAAATTTGACTGCGGGACGAACAGTGAACGCATCGGAAGTTGTGGTCGCATCTTCAACCGATGCTTATCCGCTGCTGATTAATGTGACCGCAGGAAGCACTGCTGGCGTTGAGTTTAGAGACCCGACCACAACAACAAACCCTGTGATTGGAAGCCGAGGCAACAACCTTGCCGTCGAAGCAGGCGGCAACGAGGTAATTCGATTTGGCTCAAACAACAACATCACTGTAAACACTGGCAACCTCGTAATCGGCACTGCTGGCAAAGGCATCGACTTCAGCGCAAACACGCACGCTGCTGGCATGACCAGCGAATTGCTGAATGACTATGAGGAAGGCACATGGACACCGAATTATTATGGCGCAACAGGTTCTGCGGGTTCTTTGGCATATGCGGAGCAATCCGGTAAATACACAAAGATAGGCCGTCAGGTCACGGTTACAGGAACCATTATTCTATCTAACAAGGGAAGCTGGACTGGACGTATTCAGATTGGCGGATTTCCGTTTGTTTCTTTGGCCGATCAGTTCACTGGAAACGTAGAGCTTCGCAACTGCACGTTTACAGGAAACAATGTAATTATAGAAATTGGCCGCGCTGGAAGCGACTTTGCTCGGTTTGTGATTGTAAATGGGTTGGGCGCAAACTCTCAACTTGACGATACAATGGTTGCCAACAACAGCGGGTTTCTGTTCACCCTCACCTATTTCGTTTAAGGAATACGACACATGGCGCTAACCAAAGTCACATACGAAATGATGGATACGCCGCTGCCGTATTCTGTCATTGAAGGCGCGCCGATCAGCGTTCTTGACTACGCAGATTTGGCGGTCGTGACGGCTTGCCGCGACCCCGGCGACCCTAACAGCCATTTGCTGACTTCATTCTTAAACTGGACGCCAGCTATTCAGGCTGCGCTTGATGCTTGTTTTGATAACGGCGGCGGCAGTGTTGTTCTGCCCAAAAATACAGTTCCGTATTATGTGCAAGATCAGATTGTCGTTAAATCAAACACCACGCTAATTTGCCAAGATTGGCTGGTGTTGGCAGATTACAACCTAGAAGGCGGTACGTTGTTAGCCGATGGCGACAACATTTTTGTTCAGAACATTCAGATTGACAATAGCGGTATATACGCTGGCGGTTCAGGCTACAACGGGATTGGCGTAACTGGCAGCAATATCACCTTTTTGAACGGTTACATCAAAAACTGCGCTCGTGGCGATGTTGCTCCTGCGGACGGCGGAAAAGGCTGTCAGATTGAACCCGGCGATGCTTTGGATGTTGTTATTGACGGGTTGACGTTCGACACCTGTTTCATGGCGATGTCTACCATCAGAGATTACGGTACTGTCGCGCCTTATTACGGCATCGTTTATAGCAACATTACGGCTTACAACTGTGAAATTTTGTTTTTTGTGCAGCAATCTAACGGCGCTCAAAGCCCGACTGGATTGGAACACTCGGTCCAGCTTAACAACTTTTACGCTGTTGATTGCGGTACTTTTGAAGGTGTTATCCAGCTTTCACGCGCGTCCAATGTTCGTATAAGCAATGGTATTGTTGTAGTTGACCCCGGCTTAACCCCGACAGCACTTATCCGCGGCAACCACGCCAACTGTTCGTTTACCAAGATTGGGTGGTACGGCGACACGGCTGCGTGCATCCAGCTTGACCCCAGCACATATGCTGTTGACGATAGCCAAGCTAACGAGAATAACGTCTACGAAATCGACATCTGGGGTACAGTTGATTTTATTGCAGACGCAAACATTGCCACATCATTCCGCACGCTTAATAACTGTACTGGCGCGTTCACAATGCAGGACGCACCTAGCACGGCGTTTTTTGGGTTTGAATTGCGAAACGGCGCGTCGATGTTTTCGGTTGCAAACGGGACTAAGCAAGGCATTGTCTCAACAGCCACATCGTTTGATGGCTCGACCCTTGCAAATAATTTTTCAGACTTAACGGCGGATCGCATAAACATACCTGTCTTTCAGAACTGGTATACTGGTTTCACTACCATTGCGGCTACGTCTGCACCAAACAACAGTTTGTTTTTGGATACCGCAACAGGAAAGCTATCTTTCAAAAACAACAGCGGCGTTGTGAACGCACTTTATTAACCTAATGTCCAGCAGGATCGCTGGTCTGGAAACAGGAGAAAGAAAATGGCTTTAGAGAAAAATGTAGTAGTCGATAAAATCGAAGTCCTTGAGAGCGGCGCAGTGCAAGTTCGCACAAAGACCGCCATCCTCGAAGACGGCGAACAGATCAGCGGCACATTCCACCGTCACGTTGTCGCGCCCGGCGATGACTACAGCGCCGAAGATGCACGCGTGCAGGCTGTCTGCAAAGCTACGCACACCAAAGACGTAGTCGCTGCTTACAAGGCCGCACAAGAGGCTGCACAGCCAAACGCGTAACGATATTGCCAGACTGCATCAAATGATGTAGTCTGGCCTACAACCGTACTGATGCGGCTCATCAGGAACTCTTTAAGGGTTAAACATGGACGATAATGTTCCTATTGAAGCGGATGCCTCCGCGCCAGAACTCGAAGCCACGGCAGCAATCGAGCCTGTAGAAAACACGACGCCGGAAACGCCTGCTGAACAGGAAGCATCTAAGACCTTCTCACAAGAAGAACTGGACGCGATTGTAGGCAAGCGACTTGCGAGAGAACAACGCAAGTGGGAACGAGAGCAAGCACAGAAGCTGTCAGAAGCACAGTCTCGGCAACCGGCGCAATCGCCAACCGATCTGACTCCTGAGCAGTTTGACACTTACGAAGATTATGCCGACGCCTTGGCAGAGCATAAAGCGGAAGTGTTGCTGGAACGGCGGGCAACCGCCAAAGAACAGCAGGCATTGCTTGAGCAGTACCATGACCGTGAAGAAACGGCGCGGGATAGATATGACGACTTCGACCAAGTCGCCTACAATCCTAACCTGCCTGTCACGGAATACATGGCACAAAGCATACAGTCTTCGGACGTTGGCCCTGACCTGCTTTACTGGTTAGGCACCAACCCCAAAGAAGCTGATCGCATTTCTCGCTTGAACCCAATCTTGCAAGCAAAGGAAATCGGAAAAATTGAGGCCGGATTGGCTTCTAATCCGCCGGTTAAGAAAACTTCAACCGCCCCGGCACCGATTGCTCCTGTCACTGCACGTTCTACTGGCTCCAGCCAGTACGATACGACCGACCCTCGTTCGACTAAGTCGATGAGTACGTCGGAATGGATCGAAGCAGAACGGCTACGGCAGATCAAGAAGTACGAGGCACAACGTAACCGTTAAATAGGGAATACCCCATGTCCAATAGCATTTTAACCATTGATATGATCACGCGGAAGGCTCTCGAAATCCTTGAGAACAACCTCGTGCTTACACGTAACGTAAACCGCCAGTACGACGACAGCTTTGCTGTTGAAGGCGCCAAGATCGGCTCAACTCTGCGTATCCGTCTTCCAGACCGTGCGCTTGTTACCGACGGTGCAGCCCTTCAGGTACAGGACGACAACGAGCAGTTCACAACGCTGACCGTTGCAAACCAGAAGCACATCGGCGTTAACTTCACGACTGCTGAATTGACCATGCAGTTGGATGACTTCGCAGAGCGCGTTCTCAAGCCACGTATCTCGCAGCTTGCTTCCAGCATCGACGCTGACGTTGCAAATGCGTATGCAACAATTGGTAACACTGTCGGCACGCCCGGCACTACGCCAGCTACTTCGGCTGTTCTTCTTGCTGCACAGCAGAAGCTGAACGAAAACGCTGCTGTAATGTCGCCACGCTATGCCACCGTCAACCCAGCCGCAAACGCTGGCTTGGTCGAAGGTATGAAGGGTCTCTTCAACCCAACCGACACCATCAGCAAGCAGTTCAAGAACGGCATGATGGGTACTGGCGTACTTGGTTTCGACGAAATCAATATGTCGCAGTCCATCAAGCAGTTCACCACTGGT